CCTAGATGTCAAAACCTGAAACCTAAAATTTAATGAGATTATCTCAAGTAAACACATGAATCATGTGCTTCACAGATCAGCTTCGGGCTGTAACCCTAGACCGACACATGTGAATTCATTATCCATGTACATAGCATCAAGCATGCGATAATTAAGAATAACGGGTTCTAATTTAGAACTATGTGATTCAAGATTATACTTCTTGATACGTTCGTTTACCGAAGATAACAATTTATGGAAATAGTTACCTCCATGCATATAGCCTTCCCTAACAGCAGTTTCAGCATTGATGAAAGTTGCTTCTTCTGCATTAAGACTATCGCTTTTATGTATCCATTGTGTGATGTTCTCCACAATGTCTGATCTAAGTGGTGCTTTTACCAAATGTCCATCTACACGAAAAGATCTTTTTAAAAATAGAACATTTTCCGGATCTTTTACTATAAACTCTGTAGACTTCTTGTCACCCGGTGTTATTTTCATTCCAAGTTCCTCCATTATAGGTTTAATGGTATTACCTGAAAATTCAATTGGGCAATCTGGTCTAACTGCTTTTATTATGTCATCTCCATATATAGCATAAGCTACATAGTGTCTAAATTCATGTAAATCAGTTCTTCGATGTGATTTGGTGTTTAAAATGTTCCATACGTAATACATTAATAAATCATGCACTAAACTATTAAGTTCAGCTGTAATTGCACAACCACTACACTGTCCTGATTGCTTCTTCATAAGTCTATTCTTTACAATTATAGTTGTATACACTAAATCATGTATCAACATGAGTCTAACCCGACCATTTGGACTGTTGTCAGTGTCTCCATACCAATAATTAACTAATGAGGCAACGGCGAAAACAAATTCTGGGTGTAAATGTTGATCCCAATTCTTGTAATCAAAGTCTTCCCATTTCATATTCTTATTGGCCAATCTATCATAAAGATCTTTCCACTGTGTTGACGGATCGATGCCAACGCAAGAAGCTATTCCTACAGCGTGTAAATGCATAGAAGCAATAAACGCACCAAAGTATTTTCTAATTAACAAATTATAATCAAGTGGTAAACAAATAAATGCTCTAGTACTACCGGATCTAATCTTCTCTAAAGGTCTTGTTTCATCTTTCAGACAAGTGTACGCAATTGTAGGCGGTTTTATGCCTGCTAACATACTCTTTTCTCGTTGTTCCAACCCACTCTTTAAAGAATCTTTCATGACATATGTTTTGCCATATCCTTCGTAAGGAGTATCTAATTCCGTGAACCATTCAAATTTTCCACCCATATCTGTTCTAGTTCTTTCAAGAACAAATGGATAACCAGGAGATGTTTTCATTTCAACTCTATTAATAAGTCCAGGGACTCCATTAATCATTTCATTATCATCTAATAATCTACGAGGAATATTTCTGTCGTCTAAGACTACATCATATTCAACTTTCATATCATCTAAAGACTGTTGTAAAATGTCTCTATCTACTGCTCCAATAGGTTGGGAAAATCCTTCAACTGCACGGAAGATTACGCTTGAATTTATTATTTCATCATTCATTCTGATGTCAGAATCTTCTAACACTGATGGTAGTTGTGTCAGAGGGGGTTCTTGAATTAAAGATGGAATAATTTTTGTTTTAGTTTGTTGTTTTAAAATTTTATTTTTTGGCAAGGTACCAAGATATTGTAAATTATTACCTAAATTTGGTGGACAATTACTGTCGGCTTCCTCTGGTATAAGTGAGGATTTTTCT